CCACAGAACCAGCTGAACTATCTGTTTGTAAAGTTCCAGGTGTTAACTCCCAACCTGCAATAACATTTTGTCTATCTGACAATTCAACCATTACATTTCCAGCTGAATTATCGTTTGATCCATCCCCTAAAACAAAACCGTACTGATCTGAACTAATACCAAATTTACCATTAAGATTACCCATCCTAACTTTATTTTTATTAACTGCATTTACTATAAACGATTCATCAGCAAATGACATAGATACTGGACCTTTACCTATTTTATCAGTTTTAAGATCCCATCCTGCAATCATGTTATCACCAGAACCAAGCTCAACCAATCTATCACCATCAGCAGTTCCAGTTCCATCAAATATCTTTAGTCCATAATGTGGATCACTATCTATTTTACCCAAATGAACTCTATCGTTACTTCCATCGTTTATTGTAATTCTTTTTGTTGCGGCATCTATTACTACATTGTTTCCAGAGCTACTGATTGCCGTTTCACCGATTCCCCAAGTTCCAATGTTACCAGATTTAGCATTTATTGTACCCTCTAAGAATGCACTTCCAGATGCCCAGAATCCAAAGTTGGAACCTAGTGAGCCAAAACGTGGAGATGTTATTCCAGCTAAGTTACCAAACCTTGCAGTCGTAGAACCACTTGCATAGTTAATATCGATAAACGGTCCGTTTGTAGGGTCAGAAGCATCTATCAATACAGTACCACCACTTATTCTTGCAAATGTTCCACCAGGTTCTAAATCAGCTAGCGTTCCGTTATTTGCTGTGACATTATATTTTGTAAAACCAGATTGAACACCCGAAGTTGTACCATTGTTTGTAAAAGTGAACTGTACAAAATTTATAGATCCATCATCTCCAGCTTCTTTAAATAATGCTTTTTGTCCAGATGTAAACGTTGCAGATTTTTCATCTTCTACTGTAACCGTTCCAGTGCTTGTTGTGCCTGTTGATCCTGAAATTACACCACTATCACTTACAAGCAGCATACCGTTTGTAGCTTTTACAGTATCTTTTTGAAAAATGTGTGTTCTAAGTGTATTCCTAACAACTATATTGTCTATCTCTAAAGAAGATCCACTGTTATTGTTAGCGTCATCTATTCTAAATCCATCACCTAAAATACCAGATATAAACGTTGATGTTGAGAAAGATCTTCCATCTGCAATTGCCAATGTGCTGCCATCAAATGTAAGATTTTCTTCTGCATTCATAGTATCAGCACCAGCTGCTGTTAATATTCTGTTATTTGATCCATTAGACATAAAGTCTGAAACGTCTACACCTATAGTTGGTGTTGCAGATTCACCAGAATTGTTTGCTAAATCTATTGCAGTTCCAGCGACTAGAGATGATACGTAATTTCCTGTGGTGTCAGTTCCTAAGGCTACTGAATTTGCTGCTATTGTTGCGGCTCCTCCAGCTGCAATAGTAATATCGCCACTAACATCATTAAAAACTGCATCCCTAACAACGCTAAAATCTGCACGCTTAAGTACTCCATCATCTGAAACCATAAGTTCATCTGCATCGGCAACATCTCCTGTCATTTCACCTTGACCAGATATTACGTTATCGTTTAACATAGAACCTTCTACGGAAGTTGACTGTATCGTTAATGCTCCAGTTCCGTTAGCTAAGTTTGTAAGTGTTATTGAACCCTGTACATCGCCACTGTTAAAGTTAACAACTGGTGATTTATTTATTGTAACACCACTCGCAATATCGCCACTATCGATGTTCATATTTGTTAAAGCATTACTTCCAAAATCTACAGTTGTACTAAATGTGGCAGCTGTCCCATCTATTATTAATCCTAATCCTGTTGGGTCTGTACCATCTGATGAACCATTTCCACCTATTCCCACAGTATCATTTACAATAACGAGAGGTATTTTACTTAAAGTAGTGTTTATGATACTAAAATCGTGCCCTGATCCCGCGTAATGAGTACCTATTCTCCAATCGTCCTGTGGAGTATTAAATTTTATTGACGGTGCGTTATTACCCGTTATAGTCAAAACATCAACGCCGCTTGTAGTATCAGTTATAGATGCGAACCCTAAAACTCTAAGTGATCCTGTCACATCGTGTACATCGTCCGCACTATCGCCTAATTTATTAGATCCACTAGTGTACTTTATAGAAGACGAAACTATGTCTGTGTATATTTCTCTCGCTGTTAACGCTCCGTCTATAAATGTGTCACCTACAACATGTAGTTTTTGAGACGGACTATTTGTTCCGATACCGATTCTATCATTTCCAGCATCGAGATAAAATAAATTTTGGTCATCATCACCTTCCATTCTAACATTTACATCTGCACCTTCTTCATTAAAGGTTATTTCATTAGTGCTGTCTTGAGTGATGTCTATAAAATTAACACCACCTGCTTGAATGTTTATATCATCAGTTGTAAAATTGATAAATGTATCGGTATCACCTATGTGAAATATTTTTCTAGTAACACCTAAATCATTTCCATCGAAAGTCAAACCATCTTCAGCAGCAAAACCATCTGTACCAACTGCAGTCACAACCCTATTATCAACACCATTTGATAAAAAGTCTGAGACGTCTACAGCAATTGTTGGAGTTGCTCCCTCACCACTGTTATTTGTTAAATCAATACCTGTTCCAGCAACTAACGAAGCTACATAGTCTCCTGTCGTATGTGTACTTAAAGTAATTAGGTTATTTAGTGATGTGGCACCAGTACCACCTCTTGCAACGCTCAGCGTTCCAGTTGTTCCAGCGACTATAGGCAAACTCGTTGCATCTGATAAGTCAAATGCTGGTGTGGCATCTGAACCACCCAATGTAACACTAACGCCACCATAACTAACGTTATCAGAGGCTAGTTTTGCAATTGGTATCTCATCATTGTCTATAACAAAATTTCCAAAGTCTAAATAATAACTTCCGTGTTGTCCATCTAATAAATCAGCATCTAATCCACTTGAAGCACCATCGTTGGAAGTATCAAAGAATCCTAAACCTCTAATATCAGATGCTGTTTGGTCAGCTGTAGCACCAGCCTCTATTCCGTCTAGTTTTGAACCATCTGTTGCTAGGTCTCTTCCGTCTATTGTGCCTGGTATTGCTATATTTCCTGACGAATCAATACTTAGAGCATTTCCATTATAATCAATTGCCATTGTTTGTGCATCTGGATCAAGAGTTATACTACCATTTCTACTAGTACCAGAATCATTTTCTGCATACATATAAATTTTAGAATTAGAGCCGTGAACTGTATTGGTTAACATGATTCCATTTGGAGTACTAGCATCTCCAGTATTAGAGTCTACATGAAGTGTTTTTGATAGAGAAGTTTTATTGATACCCAATTGAGAACCATCAAAAACAAGATTAGCTTCAGCATTCATCGCATCAGTACCAGTAGCAGTCAATACTCTGTTATCAGAACCATTCGTCATAAAGTCTGAAACATCTACAGAAATAGCATCAGCTGCAACATCTATACCTGTACCTTCACCAATATTTAGAGTTCTACTTGATGCTATTGTACCTCCACCAGTTAAACCAGACCCAGCAGTTATGCTTACAGTACTATGATCAATATGTTCATTGGCTACAAAACCACTCAAATCATCGTGTACAATCTCAGAGTCATTTGTTGCAATTGCATCTGATGAAACTGTAATACCTGTACCTTCTCCAACATTAAAGGTTCTATCAGAAGCTAGTGTTCCACCACCAGTCAAACCTGAACCTGCTACTAAATTTCTTGCTTGTAAAGTATCTACATTTGATTCTTCAGTTGCAATTCTACCAGATAAAGATGCAGACAATGCCGTTGAAGATCCTGTAACATTTGCTTTAAATGTAGAATCTGTAAAATCTACCGCTATTGTTCTACTTGATGCTATTGTACCTCCACCAGTTAGTCCAGTTCCAGCGGTAATAGAAACTCCACTGTGATCTATATGTTCATTGGCTACAAACCCGCTTAAATTGTCGTGAACTATTTCTGAATCGTTAGTTGCAATATCATTAGCATTTACAGTTATACCTGTACCTTCACCAATATTAAACGTTCTATCTGCTGTGAGGTCTCCTCCACCAGTTAGACCAGAACCAGCTGTCAAATTTCTTGCTTGTAATGTGTCTACATTTCCTTCCTCTGTTGCAATTCTACCAGATAAGGATGCAGATAGAGCAGTAGAAGAACCAGTTATGTTTGCTTTAAATGTAGAATCTGTAAAATCTATTGCTAAGGTTCTAGTTGAAGATATGTCACCACCGCCAGAAAGCCCAGTTCCAGAATTTATTGCTACTGTAGTATGGTCTATATGTTCATTGGCAACAAATCCACTTAAGTCATCGTGAACTATTTCTGAGTCATTTGTAGAAATGGCATCTGATGAAACTGTAATACCTGTACCTTCGCCAATGTTTATTGTTCTGGTTGATGCAATAGTTCCACCTCCAGTCAAACCAGATCCAGCAGTTATACTTACAGCACTATGGTCTATGTGCTCGTTTGCAACAAATCCACTTAAGTTATCGTGAACTATTTCTGAGTCGTTAGTTGCAATTGCATCTGACGAAACTGTAATACCTGTACCTTGACCGATGTCTATGGTTCTACTTGCAGCAATCGTACCACCACCCGTTAATCCCGATCCAGCTGTAATAGAAACCCCAGTGTGATCAATGTGTTCGTTCGCTACAAATCCAGTTGTGTCATCGTGTGTAATCTGAACGGACGCACTAAATACTCCATCTCCCTTGTAAGAGCCACTTATATGCGATGCCAATGTAGAATCTGTAAAATCAAGATTGATAGTCCTTGTAGAAGTTATGTCTCCACCACCAGATAAACCAGTTCCCGCAGTGATTGAAACTCCGCTGTGATCTATGTGTTCATTTGCAACGAATCCACTTAGGTTATCGTGTACTATTTCTGAATCGTTAGTTGCAATATCATCAGCGTTAACAGTTATTCCAGTTCCAGCACCAACAGTAAACGTTCTATTTGAAGTTATATCGCCTCCACCAGTTAGACCAGCACCAGCTGTCAAAGTTACTCCACTGTGGTCAACATGTTCGTTTGCAACAAAGCCACTTAAATCGTCATGTACTATTTCTGAATCGTTAGTTGCAATATCATTGGCATTAACTGTTATTCCAGTTCCAGCTCCAATATCTAAAGCTCGAGATGTTGTTATAGTACCTCCACCAGTTAGACCAGCACCCGCAGTAATTGAAACCCCACTGTGATCAATATGCTCATTTGCTACAAAGCCAGTAGTATCATCGTGAGTAACCTGAGCAGAACCACTAAATACACCATCTCCCTTGTACGATCCACTTATGTGAGATCTTAAATCTGAATCTGTAAAATCTACAGAAACAGTATCTCCGCTTAAGCTCAATCCAGTTCCAGCTGCTAAATTTGTGTCATCACCAATATCTATTTGATTCCTAGTTATCGTTTGACCACTAATAGTTATGTAGTCTCTGGATCCTGCTAGAGTCACATCTCCTGTATTTGTACCTGTTAGATTGCTTGCGTCTATTCTTCCAAAGGAACCAGTCGATGTTGCCGAACCACTAACTCCACCAGCAACAGAAAGAATATTTGATGTTTTATTAAATGTAAAATTTGAAACACCTCCAAAAGAACCACCATCGTTAAATTGAACTTGTGTATCTGATCCACCAACCGTGGCTCCAACTACTGGATTACCATTGACTAATATTGCACCAAACGATCCAGTTCCAGAAGCAGATACTGCTGAAGCTGTTAGTGCTCCAGTTATCGATGCAGAAACAGCAGTTAATCCTGTTATGGTGTTTCCACCTATCAGTGTATCGACAGTTGAAAATTGTAACCTGTGTTGGTGATTACCTCTAGCAAATTCAGCTACGTTACCTGGTGATGCCGTTGTGGATATATCGTTTGGATCTGAAGTGTAAGGCTGTAATGCTGGTGCTCCCAATGTACCGGCAACTTGACTATCGTTTGTGAATGCTTCTCTATTTATAGACGTTCCAAAATTTGCAACTCCGCTACCACCCCTAATTTCTATTCCAGCTCCAGTCATTTTTATAAAGCTGTCTTCTGAGTTGTAAATTAGTAATCCATCCTGTGTAACTTCTACTCTTCTTGTATTTGACTTTAACGAAAAATTGTCAAATGTTAATTCAGTTTCTGGATATTCTGGTGTGGTACTACCCTCCACTGTTTCTGTAAATTTTTGTTGTTTTAGGCTTTCACTTACGTCACCCTTTGCACCTGCAAATAATGGCTTTTCAATAGAAAACCCAGAATCATCGTTTATGGAACCAGATAAAACTACTCTAATAAAATCTGCTGCTCCTGGTAAATCCGCTGAAGCACCAAAACTGTTGTATTGTCCGCTTCCTAAAAAGTATTCACCGTATCCGTTAGAAGCTGTAAATTGAGCCTGTGGTAAAAATGGAACAAATTCTCCTCCAGTTCCAGAACCACTATATTCTACCCTAAAGTATTGTGGGGAAAGTGCTCTGTCTTTTCCTTTTCCACCAAATGATGAACTAAATCTAGCAACGGAACTAAATGATAGGGTATCACCAGATGTAAAGGAACCAGTAACAACGTGTATTATCTTATAATTGTTAGCTGTCGAATAGTTTCCTGATCCAGCTGGTACAACCACATCCAATGTAATATCACCAGTTACTGCTTTATCTTGGTTTGGATACGCACTTCTATCAGTTAAGCTTATATTTGTAGCTCCACCCTCTGTGAAAGACCAGCTTGTAATAGACGATACAAAATTTCTACCAGCAGAAACCGAATCTAATTCAAAACTATTATTTCCGATTCTATTTGTAGCACCTCCAACAGTTGACAAAGAACCAGATTTTACAGCTACTCTACTATTTCCAGAAGAATCTTTAATTGCTAATCCAGGAAGTATGCTACTCAATTCAACTGTATTATCTGTGTTTCTTAAAACTTGATTTGTTAATTCAAATCCTCCAATTTTACCACCAGTAAATAGAACTTTGGAACCAGTAACATCACCCGTTGTTTTTACATTAAATGGTGCACTTCCAGAATTTTGTAACGATGAAGCTGCAGCAAAAAATCTTGTATCGCCAGTAGATGATAAGCCTGTAAACGTTCCACCTGTTGATTTATGAATTGTGTTGCTTCCTATTGTCCAATCTGCAATAAATCCTTCAGAAGCAGTTAACACACCTTCAATAACAGCTCCACTTGCTATCAATTGTCCAGATGAAGAGACTGCAAAATTAGTACCAAACCTAACATAGTGGCCACCTGGTGTAAAATCTATATAAAAACCATCATTTGGATTTGTGTCTGGTCCCTTTGTTGACATAAATAAAGCTGATCCGTCTGCATCTAATGTTGCATTGCTACCGCTCAACTTACCGTCTACAATTTTCCAGTTACCAATATCTCCAGATGTTGCAGTTACAGATCCAGAAATTATAACATCTCCACTAGCTGACAGGTGAAAAGCCGATGAACTAATCTCTATTATTCCACCAGAACCAGAAATAAATTGACTTCCTGAATTACCTACAAAAAATGCGTCTGCTATTACTTCAAATCTAGAAGGTTGTGTACCAAACCTCAAAGAACCACTAGCACCAACCAATTCTAATCCTACACCAGAATAACTGTCTCCAGAATTTGGTAACACAGATCCACTATATATCATAAATCCAGTATGTGAATTGTTTGCACTTGCACTTGTAAAACCTTGATATTGTACAGATCTAATAAATCCAGATGATGTTGCTCCGTCCAGTCCAGTTTCTGGTAGCTTAGACTCTATTCCTCCAAAATGTATACCAGATGATGTACTATCTCCGCCCAAAAATAAAGAACCACCCACAACATTATCGTTTCCAAGTATGTTAATATTTTCACCTTCAAACTGAATTCCATCTGGATGATCAGGTAACGTAGTTATGACTGTTGTGGATTTTTCATTATTAGCATTGTAAAACTCAAATGCAAAATCTAAACTATCTGGTCTCTTTTGTAGGGGTGGAACTACAGCATTTAATCGTATAAATTCTGGTGAAAAATTTGTATCTGCTGAAGGTCTAATTGATAGTTCTGAAAGTTCCCATATTCCTGAATCAAATCTAACGTGTAATATTGCAGTACCTGTACTATCAGCTACAAATACTTTTTCAAAATATGGATTTTCTACTCTACTAAGTTTGTTGGCTGCGTTTTCTACAGTTACTGAAGCAATGGCTCTACCAAATCCATCATATTTGTTGGAGTCTCCAAAAGCCGAACCAGAAAGGTGAAAAACAGCCTTAGCTGTATTAGAACTTCCACCTATATTGTTTACAACTGCACGGCCACTTATTGAATATTCCACACCTTCAACAAAGCTCATTGAATATTGTGGCTTTAACTGTAATACAATTCCAGTATCCTCGTTACCATCTAATAAATCTATAGAAACTGAACCAGATATGAATAACGAATCGTTTAAATATTGATCAGCAGAATATGTTTGAAGCGTTACAGATCCAGCACCTGTTGGTCCAGAATTAAAATCTCCAGAAAACGCATTCCAATACTTTGTAAAAATATCATCCCCAGAATAATAACCTAATCTTGTTGTTCCAGTTATACTGGTTGGGTCTATTAATAATTCTGGTGATTCTATTGGCGTATCTATTATTTTTTGCCAATTACTAAATGGTCCGTTATTCTTTACATAACCAGCAATTCTATATACATCACCAGAAAATGTTCTCACATCATAGAGTTGTACGTCTGCAAATGATCTAAAATTTATACTACTAGAATCAAACTCTGTTGGTTTTGGCCAATTTATTGTATATGAACTTGCATTTAGTGCAGAAATTTTAAATGAGTTACTTCCAGAATCATATATCCCATATGGCTTTTGAACTTCTATAGTTTTCCTATTTATAACACGGGAGATTCTAGCGTTAAACTTTGGAGAACTAAAATCTCCAACTGGATTAAATCCTAAATTTGGCTGTGGATCAGATAGAGATATAGTACCACCAACCATTGATGAAGAAAAGTCTGCACCTTCAACCGTGAATGTATATTTTGGAGAGGTTATCTTTTGTACATCATAATTTCCAAAAGGACTAAACCCGTATTGTTCATCTGTGTATGAAGGTATTTCATCATAAGCGGCACTATCTGTTACGAATGTATTTCCTTCAGTTCCTATTGCTGGAACTCCTGATACCGTTCCTAAAGATTGACTATTAGATCCAGTTGTCGAAGCAGTTGGAGTTATTTGACCCTTTATAATTTCACCAATAACGGCCTTAGGTCTTTTAAAAAACCTAATAGGTCTAGAATTGATAATCTCTTTGTTTATGGAAATTATCTTTGTATACTTTACATTGTATACACCTACAAACTGTTGAGGTATTTCGAAATCTACTTTTGCTGGATCTATTTCTCCTAGGATAGTTAATTCAGCTGTTCCTTCTGGAACATCATCGTAAACTTCTATTGAAACACGTATTCCCTGACCCTCAACATAATTAAAAACTGGTTCCATGTATATTGGTCTACCTTGAAAATCGACCAATTCCATTTTTAGTACAACGTTTTCCCTTAAAAATGAAGAACCAAGTATTTTAAACGAAGATCTCCCAGTAGATAATTCTTCTGGAATATCAGTTATGTTAAAATACCTGTTTTCGGTATCAGTTATGAATGTGGTTATGCCCGATAAACCTTGAAGTTTTACGGTTCTTTTCTTTACGGCCATTATATAGTTTCCAACGATTAATCATACATAAATATCGAGACATTAAAGATGTGATACGTTTTTACCGAAAAGTTATATTTATATTATATAATTTTTATATAACAATAAGAAAAAAATAAAATATGAGAACCAGAGTGAAACGAGCGAAAATGTGTGTCTACCTAGATGTAGAACTTAGCGATTGGATCAAAAAATATGCGATTCACGAATATAGGAGTTTTAGTTCATTCCTAAATAAGTTAATGTTGGACCACAAAGTAAACATTGAAAACAGTTCAAATGTTGAACTTTTAAGAAGTCAAACTAAAAGTTAATACTACTAAAACCGTCTTCTTTTTTAATTTCTAATAACTGATCTGTAAAGTCTCTCATTGCATCTATATGCGATATAATAAGGCTAAATGAAAACCTAGTTTTTAGATACTGAAATAACTGATATGTTGCGTTTAAATTATCAGCATCCATAGAACCAAATCCTTCATCGATAGCTAAGAAATTACTTCTAGGTAAATTCGATATATTAGTTAACGCTATTCTAATTGCCAAGGAAGAAACAAACCTTTCCATTCCAGACGCTAACTCTAATGGCCACTGTTTATCATCACCGTAGCAAATGTAATTGTTGACCATCTTACCATCCATTTCAAACATCAATGTAAAATCAACAACTTGTGATAGTATATCGTTAACCTCTATTTCAACTGTAGATAGTATTTTGGATATTAGATCGTATGAAACACCATCTTTATTAACTGCCTCTAAGTAATACTTATACGCTTCATACTGAACTTCTAATCCCTTTACACTATCTATGGTTTTTACTATGTCTGCTTTTTTAGTTTCTAACTGTACTCGTTTACCAATATATTCTTGAACATCAGCAGTTATAGCTTTCATTTCTGTAGATATAATATTTTCTTCATTTCTTTTCTTATCAATATTTTCATTTAATTCATCGTTATATTTTATATCTTTTACAGATTCATTGTGCTTTTTAATATTTCTAAGTAAGTATTCTTTTTCCTTTGACTGATAAGATAATTTACCTTCATCACTGCTAATATTTGTTTTTATGAGTTTAACGTCTGATGCTATACTTGTTAAACTATTTTTTAGTTCAAAATACTCGTCGTATCTAGTAGGAATGTCAGCACTTATTTGAATTTTATTTTCTATAGTTTTTAACTTGGAAACTGTTTGACTTGCACGTGCTTTATCATTTTCTAATTCTTCTTTAGTCTTTATTGCATCTTTAACAAACACATTGTCCATACAAAAATTACAATTTTGATCGTATTGTAGGTCTCCTAGTTTTTTAATTTTATCCAGCTTTGTACTTACTTCTATTTTTAAAGAATCAGCTTCTGCTTGTGCAGCTGCCTTTGAATCTAGTAGTGCATCGTATTCGACTTTTTTGGATTCTATATCTTGGTATTTTTCTGATTTCAATCTGTTTATCAAAATTTCTTCATCAGATTGACAAGTTTCTATTTTTGTTTTATTTTCTTTTATTAGACTTTGAAGAGAAGTAATATCAGATTCTACGCTAGATAAATTTTCTTCTAAGTCTTCTTTAGATTGTATACGTGGATCTACTGGTCTTAGCGATCTTAACAGTGTTACTATTTCTTCTTTACAAGAATCTAGCTCTTTTTCCTTTTCATCCCTAGAAACTTCTAGTTTTTCTAAAGTTTTGTATACAGATGTTAGTTCACTTTCTATATCAGATATTTGTTGATCGTAGTCTACATCCATAAAATTTTTAAGCATCACCTGTAAACCACTAGACTCTTTCATTGCTAAGTCATATAGTTGATCGAAAATAGAAAGACCTAAAAATTTAGATAATATTTCTTTACGTTCTGTTTGATTGTGATCTAAGAAAACGGCACTATTTGTTTGGGAAGAAAAGCTTGTAAGTATAAAGTCTTCATACGTACCTATAACTCCCCTAATCGATTTATTAGTACTTGCCCTTTGATCTCCATTTAAAGATACTTGCTCTCCATGTCTGTCTATCTTATAAAAGTTTACATCTACCTTTACATTTCCCCTATATGCAACACGACCATAACGTTCTATAAAATATGTTTCGTCTCCTATTTCAAATTCCAATTTACAAGAAAACTCAGACTTTGAATGGTTCATTATATTTTCTGCTTTCCATGCCCTTGTGGACTTATCAAATAAGCAAAAAGTTAATGCATCCAATATACTAGACTTACCGCTTGCATTTGCACTAAACAATCCAACAACACCGTTACACTTTTCAAAATCTATAACGTTATCTTCACCATAACTAAACATATTAGAAAACTCAAATCTTTTAAGATTCCAGTTTACGTTTCTTTGAATTGATTCTTCAACCAACATAGAGTTTAAATCCGAATCTATCTTTCTTATTTTATCAAACGTTTCATCAGATATGGAAGGAAATTTTATTTTTAAATAATCACATATTAATGATGCTCTATGTTCTGGATCAGTAACGTCTCCTATTGACAATGCAGATGTGTCAGAATCGGTTGAAGTATTATCTGTCCGTATTACTGCAACTTCCTTTAAATTGTACCTATGCCTAATGACAGTTAAGGCTTTCTTTAGATCTGTATTTGAAGTATTCGAAAGTCTAACCCTCAACCTAGCATATTTTGGCATATTTTTTACTTTTGGTACTAATCCATTTTCTATGTCCATTGTATAATAACCATAGTCATTCTCTATCTCTTGATGTTCGAATGTTCTAGATTTTACATTCCATACAGATACACCATGACCCAATAATGTTTCTCCGTGGTTTTGTTGTACTAATGACCCACAATATCTAACAATTGGCTTAGTAACTTTACCAGGCTTGTATGCTTGCATTGTTTGCATTTTATGAATATCACCCAACATTACCATGTCGTATCCATCAAAGTCCTTCAACTTAACATCACTTGGTAAAGCAAAACCTAAATCTGTACCAGCCTTATCAACTGTTCCGTGATACAATAATACTTTAGTGTCAGATTCTATATCGTTCGGGTTTGGTAAATTTGCTTCATCATCCCAAACATCTAACACTCCGAAGCCTACGCCTCCAACATAGTATATTCCTGTATCTTTCCAATAATGTAAATCTGGATGCTTTAGATTATCGACAATCGGTGTCAATACATCCAACCTAGATCTATTGTTTAAATTACAATCGTGGTTACCAGCAATAATAATTGTTGGACATAAATCAGCCAAATTCTTAAATAATCTAGATAATTGATCTACCAACTCTGGGGACATATCTGTTTTACTATGCGCAATATCTCCACCAATGTAAATCATTGAATTACCTTCGTCATCTCGCTTTATAAACTCATATAAACGATCAAATACTTGTTCGTATTCTTTATGTCTTTTTAGATTTCTTATTTGTATATCTGATATGTGATATATTTTCTTTAAAACCCTAAATGGTGTTTTTATTTTCATAGTAGCCTTTGTAGTATTAAATTGTATTCGTTAACTGGAGATCTATTTGTAATAGCAGTCATCATATTTTTGTAACCCAATTCTGACGGATCTTTATCTTGTAAGCTAACAGATGAAACTTGTATTCCAAACTTCATTAACCTATTTGCTATTTTTATTTCAGTATCCTTGGCATCTGAATCTAGAGCAATTATACATTCCTTAACTCTTTTTTCAACCATTCTTTTTATTAGAACCTCTGGAATTGTTTTACCAAGGAGAGGTATTGCATTTCTTTTAATTGCCATTGCATCAAATACACCTTCACATAATATTATTGGATCATTCCAATTTATGTATAAATCAAATGGTATAATATTTTTAGATGTTGGTGGATTTTTATATTTTAACTTTCCAGGGTAAATAGACCTACCAACAAAATAATTTAGATGACCTTTATCATCATAGGAAGGCACAATTATTCTATTCGAATATTCTCCATCTATACAATATCCTATGTTATATCTAACAATGTCATCTTGATTTATATCCCTAGATTTTAGATAACCTAAAGCATGCTTCGCAACTATACCACTTTCAGAATTGTTCAATAAGGGTTTAAACTCATTTGGAAGCTGTAAATTAACTATGTCTCTTTTACTTTCGTATGTGTCTAGGTATGACTCCAATATAGCGTTAAGCTCTGTATATACGCCTTTAGGAGCATTCAACTTTTTAGCTAATACAAATATAGATCTCCCCTTTGAACCACACACCCAACAGTGCCATTGCTGAGTATCAACATTGACTTGTAGCTTTCTCTTGTGGTGATCACAAAATGGACAATAGTATATTAGCTCAGGTCCTTTTGCTTCTTTACCAGGTCGGTCAAATAATGTATTTAAAACTTCTAATATTCTAGTTTTCTTATTCATCTATTAAGTCTAGAAAATCCTTTAGTTCTAAGCACGCATATGTCTTAGATCTGTTTCTTTTAAATATTAATAAAGGTTTCAAAGATTCATCCTTTGCTGCAGATTCCGCTTGATCTAAACATTTCCATATAGCTATAGACTCTTGATTCTTGCACTCTATGGCCCATGGAAACTTTTTTCTTGCTGCTGGGGAAAGTTGAATATCTATTCCAGATTCACCCATAGTTGTAGATTTGAAATCGCCCTCTTCGAGGACCTTTGAGAATTTTTCAACTAAAAGATCTTTGACTCTGTTTTGTAGTCTCTTTCCTTTAGCTTTAGCACTTTTAGTTTTCATTAACTTTAGAAGAGTATTTTTTATAACCTTTATACATTTAAGCTTTTATAGCTTTAGCATTTTGTATTAGCTTTTTCTGTAATTCGAAAACAAAACGTAAGCCTAATCTGGGGAATAGGTAATTTGATTCGAATAACCGAACTAATTTTAGCATGCTACTATTAATATATATAAGGTAGTTTATTTAAAATTCAATTTTTTATATATTTTTTTCGCTTCTCTTTTCGCGAAGTCTTCAGCTTGTTTTTCAAATGGGTTGTCCCAGTAAAAATCTTTCCCTTTATCAACCATTAATTGACCAGCTATGGTGTACTCTTTCTCATATTTATTAGCTCCGTACTTCTTCCTCATCCTTGCATGATCTATTTCATGTAGAACAGATTCTATAAAGTCTAATATATTATCGGGTTTCGGGTCTAGTGTTATAATATCTTTTACCCAATCATAATCGGCCTTATTTCCAGTTCCGCTTTTAAATCTAAGTTTAGATCTTACACCATACATATTAGCTATTTTTATTGCTATGGTTAACAAATCAGTTCGCTTATATTTTCGTTCTCTAACTATTTTTTTACTGAACTTTAATGATTTTACTGGCATGTTAAAACCGAAAGCTATAGCCATCATTATTCTAGAATTTCCGGCCAATAAGTACAAATCATCATTTTTATCTCGTACAACCAATGGTGGAGGTAACTTTTCTCTTTTTGCAAAAGCCCTGTACAAACTCTTATAGTTCTTACCGTAGTGCTTCATTAGTCTTAATGTCGCTAACATACGAGCTTTCTGGGTAGGTTCTGACAAAATTTCTTTCGCATCAGAGTTTTGCAACCTGTTCAGCTCTCCCCTGTCTAGTAATTCTAAAGGTGCGTCTTTTACATGATAGGTAACATCATCTCTATCCCTAAACAAATTTGGTAGAGCTTTTTTAGTTGCGTCGTTTTCAAAATACTCGTCTTGCTCGCTTCGTATTTCGTCTTTCGTGTATTCCCTATAATGTCTATATGCTTTTAAAGGACCATCCACCATGCTGCCGCTATTTCAACAAATAAATCCGTGCCAGTATTCCAAGCCCATCTTTCCTTTGTACCATACGTTTCTTCTGTTCCTTCAACGTATACCTCGAAAATCTCCCATGCGACGCCTATAATAACAACCCACATAACGGCCCAGAAATCTGTAGCTCCAAGCCATTGGGCAACTTTAGCGATAAACAGACCAGCAGCCAAGTGGTATGATGTCCATCCATCTAGTGCACCAGAGTTAACTTGCCAAGAATAAAATTTAGCAATCGGATTATTCATTTACTTGCTCCCAAATACTTTTGAAAAGAAACCTTTTTTCTTCTTCTTACCTTTTTCAGAGAGTTTTTTACCCTTCTTCTTTTTCTTCTTCTTAACTTCTTCCATTCCAGCCATGTTCATATCGGCTGCATTTATGGTTGGTACAGCGGCGAAAAGAAAAACTGCTGATAACAATATTTTTACTACATTCTTCATAGGACTTCCTCCAGTTTTTTGTCTATTAAACTTATGATACCCTTAAATGCTTTATACTCTTTTTTTATAGCCTTACCTCTATCTAATTTTACGAGTATTGTTTTATAATTTTGTACTAAACTACTACCATATATTTTAAGCATAGATAATCTTTGTTTGTCTGGGTCCCCTTTGAATCTATTTTCCTTTATGGAACCTCTACCAAACTTATCCATCTTAATCAGTCCGGATCCATTCTTCTCAACATACGCTATAAAATTTCTTGCGTTTCTATTCGATTTTAAAACCTTACCTATGTACTTTATTAATGGTTTTGCAGGACCTGTCCATACAATTTTACGTTTATACTTAACGTCGTATAGCTGGTAACCTTGTCGGCTTTCCTTGTCGGATAATGCTACTTCGTATTCCTTCATTACTTTTTGTAGTAGTCATCTAGTTTTCGTTTAGCAGAAGACACGTCAAATTTTCCCTGTCTTTTTGTTCCAATTCTTAGTGCATCTATAAATGCATGTTTTAATCCTGGAGAATTGAAACTACTGAGCTCCTTATCAATCTTTGACATGTGCTTATCAATATCTTGTATGATAACAGTTAAGTTGTTTCTTAATCTTTTTGCGGCTTTCATATCATCATCAGCAACGGATTCGTCGACGTTGGGAGCGAACGCTCTACCTGGATGATGGTTGGATATATGTCCAGTTTGTTTGGACTGATCCAATAAATCTTTCATTTTAATCATTAGAATACTCCCATTATAATATCGTGATTACTAAACATTTTCTTAGATCTAGCAAACAACATCTTATCAAGTCTAGTTCGAGCTTTATTTGTGTCGTTTGAATCCCTTAATAATTCTTCTACATACATAAGGCCTTCATATGCACGAATGAGTCTCTTATCTCCAACTTGTCTGGCTAATTCCGCTCTGGCTCTAGTATGACTATTCCTATCTGTTAACATTCTTATAGAGTCAATATAGGCAGAACCTAATTCTTTCTTTTCGTTTATTATGTCCTTAAGTTTGATCATTATCTGCCTCTAAATAATCTGTCGTACTCATCACGATCGTATTTAACACCAGCATATTGTGCAGCTTCCCATAGGTACAAATATTCTGTATCTTTTTTAACTCCAAACTTTGGTCTGTAAGACGGCTCGCCCATTACAAAGTCCCTATCCATTTTAGAAACAACCTTTCCAATTTGATCTGCTGCTGCTTTTGTTAGAGTAGTTCCCCAAACGCTGAACAAACTACCGCTATCTTTACCGTATTGAAAAACGTGTATTTCTGCAATTGGTTGGCGTGACATATAAATTGATTTGATTTTAAATCCACCCTTCTTAGCTGCTGCTTTGAAAATAGGCTCAGCAAATTTCTTTTGTTCAGGTGTCAGTTTGTCTTCGACTAACCTAGGCTTCCTTTTATTTTCGTTAAGTACCACTTTGATACCTTCTCGTATGATGTTTTTGAGCTGTGCCTTTTTAATTTTCATGATCTAATCCTTAATATCCAAATCTGTTTTTTTAAAATCTTTTAATTGACTAACAACTCTGCTCATATCACCGTATTTTCCTGGCCAAAATCCTGCGCTCGATACGCCTAATTCTATTTTTCCATTTTTGTATACGTATACTGGTAATATATCGTTTCCACTGGCAGCTTTTACTGTGTAAAATGCTCCGTATACTGCGCGAGTCGTTCCCTTTCTCATAGGTTTAACTTTCTTAACCC